GCTTTTAGAGTTAGATTGCGATAAGAGGAATAGAAAGAAGAATGTTAAGATAATGACTAACGAAGAGTTAGAGGCAGTTTTAAAAAAATACGAAAATATTAAACCAGTATAATAATGGCGAATCAAGAAGGTGTTGATATTATAATTAAGGCCACAGACCAGTATACATCTACTATAAAAAAGATTGAGGCTTCTAATCAGTTATTTGGTCAAAGTATAAAGAATATTGAGAAGGAAATAGCTGCTCTTGAGACTTATATGGTAAAACTTGTAACTGCTGGTATAAAACCTACAAGTGGTGCTATTAAGTTGTTGCAAATGAATTTGGATTCTTTAAAAACTACTTTAACAGCTACTCAAAATGCTGCTAAAGGTGCTGAAAGTGCTATAGGTGCAGGTGCAAATAATCTCAAAAAATCTAATCAACAATGGACTAATCTTGCCTTAGTAGTTCAAGATTTACCTTATGGATTTAGAGGTATTCAAAATAACCTACCAGCTTTGCTTGGTGGTATTGCTGGTGTTGGTGGTGCTGCTTATTTAGCATTTTCTGCTATTATAGCTGGTTTTACATTTTGGGATGAAGCTCAAAGAAAAACAATAGCTCAAAATAAACAACTTAAAGAAAGCGAGGAGGAAGTAGCAGATTCAATAAATAAAGCTACTTCAAGTGCATATAGTGAAATATCTTCAGTTAAATCTTTAATACAAGTAGCACAAAATCATACTGTGTCTATGGATAAAAGACTTCTTGCTGTAAAAAAATTGCAAGATGAATATCCTTCTTATTTTGGAAACCTTAATAAAGAAAAAATATTAAGTGGTGAAGTAAAAACTGCTATTGATGGTGTAACAGTTTCTTTATTAGCAAGAGCAAAAGCAAGTGCTATTGAAGGGAAGATAGGTGAAATGGCTGCTCAAGATTTGACAGATAGCGAAAGAAAAAATACCTTGCAAGATGAAAATAATAAGTTAGTTGCTGAAAGAATTAAGTTATTAAATATTGTTGACCCAGGAGAAGATAGAAAGACAGCAGAATATATTGCAAATAATTATGATAAAATAGTTTGGGCTGAAGGTAGATTAGTTGAAATTAAGAAAATTAAATTAAAAAATGACCAAGAAATAGATGCACTTGGAGTTAAGTTAAATAATTCAACATTAAAACAAATTAATCTTCAGTATTTATTAAATGGTTTAAAAGGTGAGTCTATAGATTTAGATAAAACACTTTTAAAAACTGACAAACCAAAAGATGTTAAGGAAGAAAAGCAAAAGACTTATGATTTATTAGGCTATACAAAAACATTTTATGATGCAAAATTAGCTTACGCAGTTGATGATGAGAAAAAGCAATTAGAAATATTAAATCAAGAGCAATTAGCTTATGATGGAATGTATGCTTTAAAGATAATTTCTGATATTGAATATCTAAAAAGGTCAGCAGAAATTTATAAGCAAATTTATGGGATTAGAACTAATTTACTTAAAGAACAAGAAACTGAATCTCAAAAAGTATCTGATAGAGAATTACAAAATTCTTTAGATTCATTAAAAATACAATCTGATGTAGCAACAAAGATTGCCAACGCAAGTGGGAAGTCTACCTCTTCTGATAGAATAGCAATATTAGAGAAATATAAAAATTCTTTATATGATTTAGCTTCTGTCGGTGGTTGGACAGCAGAGCAATTTGATAAAATAAGTGATGCTATAGTTAGAGTTGACGGAGAAATTAAAGGGTCTCAAGATAATCTTAAAGATTATAAAATAACTTGGACAGATACAATGAATAGTATAAATAAATCTATTCTTGATTTTGTTGCAAATTCTATAAATTACTTAGCAGAATCTCTTGGTAAAGCGTTAGCTGGTGAAAATATAAAAGTATTTAAAGGATTAGCTTTAATTTTAGCTGATTCTTTAATTGACATAGGTAAGGCTCTTGTGGCTTATGCACTTCCAGTTTTATTAGCATTAACATTGCTTAAAAAACCTTCAATACCTACTGCTATTGCAGCCATTGCAGCTGGTACTGCGGCTATTGTTGCTGGTTCATTCTTGAAATCAAAATTAAGTAAGGACAACACACAAAAGTTTGCTAATGGTGGTATTATCTCTGGGCCTACTATGGGTCTTATGGGCGAATATCCTGGTGCAGCATCTAATCCAGAGGTTGTAGCTCCTTTAGATAAGTTAAAGTCTTTAATTGGAGATGGTGGTGGAACATTAGAGGCGAGAATAAGTGGAAATGATTTACTAATTTTAATGAATAAAGCAGGTAGAAATAACAACAATACATTTTAATAATGGCATTTATAAACCCAAAATACGAACTAATATTTAACGATATCTTCCAACCTTCTTCTGGAAGCTATGAGGCCTATAGAATGCGTATATGGAAAGATGCATATAGTGGTGCCACTTATAATATGATTTGTGGAGATACTCCTATAATTATAGAAACATCTGATTCTAATGGAAATTCTTATAATCCTATTATAGCAACAAGGGCAACAGTAAATATTGTTCAGTTTACCAATTTTAATATTAATGAATTTCTTGATGCAGATGACAATGATTTTCAACTTACTTTAGAAAAGGGAACTTATAATGGTTCAAGTTATAGTTGGACTACAGTTATTTGGAGAGGATTTTTTGTACCAGTAGAATCTATACAATTTAAGGTTATATCTCCTAATAGATATGAATTAGTTTTTATAGATGGTTTAGCCAAACTAAAAGAATCAAGATATTTTTATGATGGAGCTAATGGAGTTGGTTTTGGGCCAAGAGCTACTGAGTCTGTAAAAGACCTAATAGTTTCTGCTTTATCTAAAACTGACCAAACTATAAATGTATGGATTAATGAGTATTATAAAACTGCAAGTGTTTCAAGTAGAAATGTAGATAATATGTTTTTGCGAAAAAATTACTTCCTTAAACAACCTGGTGAATATTATACATTTTATCAGATTTTAGAAGGTTTATGTAGAACATTTGGTTGGCAATGTTATTACTTTGAAGATAAGTGGATTCTACAAAGCTATGGTGCATTGACAAGAAATGATACTATTACTTTTTTTATTTATAATATTAGTGGTGTATTCCAATCTACCTTAACTCCTACGCCTTTATCCACTATTACAATAGACGCTAACAATAATTTTGTTGAAACTGCTCAATCATTACAAATAAGTGTAAACAAAGCTCAAAATTCTTTGTATAATAAAGCTATTATAGATAATAACAGAGGCTTACCTAACAATAGATTTGTTTCATGGACTGGTGGTAATTTAGATGCTTTTACAAATTATGGTTTGACTATAGTTCAAAGTTTTATACCATTAGGTTTAACTATTACATCTTTTGATTCATTTCCAGGTGGAGTTGGTGATTATTTAAGAAATTCTGTTCCATTATTAGTTAAAGCTGGTGATTATTTAAGTATAGAATGGAAAGATGTTTTTAATCCAGATACTTATGGACAATATGCTGTAACTATAACAGATGGTACAGTAGTATTTTATTTACAAGATGATGGTACATTTTCATTGTCTCCTAATATTTTGCCTGATTGGAATAGTGTTTCTTCAATATTCCCAAATTATTCCATTTCTCCTATAGATGGTGAATTGTATTTAACAATTTATAATCCTTATTTTAATGGTAGTGGCACATCATTACAAACAGTAGAATATTTTATCATTCAACAATATTCTGTATCAAGTCTTTCTTTTGATTTTGATGGAATTAACTATGTAGCAAGTAAGTCATTTAAGTTTAACTCAGACAATACTGCTAATTTACAATTTGGTTACTTTGTAAATGTTTATTTAAGATATGCTGTTGATTTTATTATTACTTATTTTGATAAAGACCAAGTAGCTACGGATTACTTTATAGGTGCTTTTTTAAATTCTAATTTAGTTAAAGTTAGTGATGAGTTTGGAAGAGGTGTTACTGGAATTGAAGAATTGTTTAAATTAGTAGGACAAGACATTGGAATAGATGAATTACAAACACAATATACTATAGAAGGACAATTTAAAAGTGCTGGATATTGGATTAACAGAAAATTTGCTTATAATTTTGATGGTGTTAATACATACAATTATTTATTAAAAAATCTTAAATGGGATATTAAAAATGCTATTCAAGATGTAAAACTTGTTAAATTTAATTTTACTGGAACTGATATAACTTTAACTATAACAAATCAATTAAATTTAAAAAAGTAAAATATGCCTATAACATCTGGTACAAATATGATTCTTTATAATAATTCAGTAAATGCTAATAATGTTTATGGAGCTTCTACTAATTGTTCATTATCTACAAGTTCATCAATTATTGAGATTACAACTGCTGCTTCTGGTAATTTTAAAGAGTTCTTACCTACTAATATGGAGTTTGATATTAGTGCTGACGGTTTTATTACAAGAGATTTTTATGATTACAAGGACTTATTAGATGCTCAAATTGCTCGAACTAAGCTAAATGTCAAGTTTCAAATAGTTAATGCTGATGGAAATGTAACTATTAATGCTGATGTTTATGTAGCTTCTGTAGATTTAAACGCACCAGCAGAAGGTGCTGGTACTTATTCTGTATCACTTAAAGGCACTGGAGCCTTAACATTCGTATAACAATAAAATAAAATAAAATGCCAGCGATTAACGGAACAAATGTGATTTTAAGAAAAAGCTCAGTTGTATTTGCAGCTTCTACTTCATGTTCATTAGAGGTATCATCAGACCAAGTTGATGTTACAAACAAGTCATCTAATAGAAAAAAAGAGTATATCTATGGGTTTAATGGTTATACTATTAGTTGTGACGGTCTAATCACTTTAGATGATTACGATTATTTTGATATGCTTACAGACCAAAGAAATGCTACGCCTATTTCTGTAACCTTTACAGT